TGGATTTAGACACTTCGGGACCCGAAGTGGATGTAGCCATTCCTGAGGAATAAACGGAAGAAGTAGTAGAGACCACGGAACAGGAAACAGTAAAAGAAGTTAAAGAAGAAGTTAAAGAAGAACCAGTTAAAGAAGACGATTCTAAGTTAGAGGAATACAGTAAAGGTGTTCAATCACGTATTGCTAAACTCACAAGAAAAATGAGAGAAGCAGAGCGTAGAGAAAGTGCTGCTGTTGAATATGCTTCTGCCTTAGAATCTCAAAGAAAAGAAGATCAGTCTCGATTTCAAAAAATGGATACTGATTATTGGTCTAGATTTGAGAAAAATGTAAAAACAGGAATGGAATCTGCTCAAAAAGAATTAGCAGGCGCTATTGAATCTGGAGATGCAGCAGCTCAAGTTGAAGCTAATAAACGGATTGCAACATTAGCATTTGATAATGCTAAATTAGAGCAAGCCAAAGCAAATAAACCAGTTGAACAGGAACCTGTACAACTATCAGACGGTGGAAGATTACCACAGCAAACTCCGCAAAGTTTACCGGAACCTGATCCTCAAGCAGAAGCTTGGGCTAGTAAAAACACATGGTTTGGCAAAGATCGAGCCATGACCTTTACTGCCTTTGAAATTCACAAGGATCTTGTAAATGAGGGATTCGACCCTAAATCGGATGACTATTATTCTGAAGTTAATAAAAGAATAAAAGTTGACTTTCCTCATAAATTTGCTAAAGGTGGTGATATAGAGCAAACGTCCAAACCCGTACAGTCGGTGGCTTCAGCTCAGAGAAGCGTAAGACCTGGACGCAAAACTGTGAGACTCACATCTTCACAGGTAGCAATAGCTAAAAAATTAGGTGTGCCACTCGAAGAATATGCGAAACAAATAAAACTCACGGAAGGAGCATAATATGACAAAAGACGATACAAAAACTTCACGTGCGAGTCAAACACGGTCAAAAACTGAAAGACCAAAAGTGTGGACTCCTCCATCTTCTCTAGATGCACCCCCTGCACCTGATGGATTCAGGCACAGATGGATACGGGCAGAGAGTTTAGGGTTTCAAGACACTAAAAATATCTCTGGAAGATTAAGATCCGGTTATGAATTGGTGAGAGCCGATGAATATAAAGATACTGATTATCCTGTAGTCACTGAAGGAAAATACAAGGGAGTGATTGGGGTAGGTGGCCTTGTGCTCGCAAGGGTACCCGAAGAAATCGCGAAGCAAAGAACTGAATATTATCAGCGTCAAGCTGAAGGTCAGGACGAAGCGGTAGAACACGATTTAATGAAGGAAGAGCATAAGAGTATGCCTATTGATGTAAATAGGCAATCTCGTGTAACCTTCGGTGGTACAAAGAAAAGTTAATTTTTTAACTATTCCTTATCATCGATTTAAATTAACCCGTTTACAGGTAAAACTGTAAACACAAGGAGTAAAACTATGGCTAATAGAAATGCAGCCGGTTTTGGTTTAATACCTACAAGAGTGCTTGGACAAGGTCCAGCAACTGCAGGTTTTGGTCAATACTGGATCGACGCTGGTGATAGTACCGCAATATACAACGGAGAAGCTGTTTACAGCGCTGTTGGATCTATATTAGGTGCACAAGGATCAGCAACCGCTGTAACGTTAGGTGTTTTGCAAGGTGTTTTTTACAACGCGGCTACGACAATTAAGCCAACTTGGTCAAACTACTACGCAGGCAGTATTACTCCGGCTAATAGTGAAGATGTACAAGCGTTTGTTTACGATAATCCGTTTCAAATATATAGATGTGCAAGTGACGATGCAGTAGCAACAACTGTCGCTGGAGCACATGAAGTAATATTTCAAACTTTTGGATTCAATACCACTGCAGGAAGTACTGCAACTGGAAAGTCATCTGCAACGCTAGATATCGGATCTACACATGCAACAAATGATTCATGGAAGCTTCTGGGCTTAGCTGAAGATCCTGAGAATGAGGATTTAACTGCAGCTTACTGCTCAGTTAATGTTATTCAGAACTTAAATGAAATCATTGATAGCACATAGGAGCATATAGAAATGGCAATATCACGAGCACAGCTAGTTAAAGAACTAGAACCAGGTTTAAATGCACTATTTGGCCTGGAGTACAAACGGTATGAAAATCAACACACTGAAATTTATACTGTAGAATCTTCTGACAGAGCTTTCGAAGAGGAAGTTATGTTATCAGGATTCGCTAACGCAGAGGTAAAACCTGAAGGATCAGGTGTTTCTTTCGACGAAGCACAGGAAACCTACTCAGCTCGTTATACTCATGACACAATTGCTTTGGCATTTGCAATCACAGAAGAAGCTATCGAAGATAATCTCTACGATAGACTAGCTTCCAGATACACAAAAGCTTTAGCAAGATCTATGTCTAATGCGAAGCAAGTAAAAGCTGCAGCACCTTTGAACAATGGTCTGTCCTCAGTGGCAACATTTAAAGCAGGTGATACAGTTTCTCTGTTTTCAACTAACCACACGACTGTTAGTGGAACAGCAGTTAAAAATACTTTAACTACGCAAGCAGACTTAAATGAAACATCATTAGAGCAAGCATTAATTGATATTGCTGGCATGACGGATGAACGTGGATTGAGAGTAGCGGCTAGAGGGACTAAAATGATAATTCCTTCAGCTAATCAGTTCAACGCTGAGAGATTGACAAAATCTCAAGGCAGAACTGGAACAGCAGATAATGATATCAATGCTACTGTATCTATGGGTATGATTCCTCAAGGATATAGAGTGAACAATTACCTAACTGATACAGATAGTTGGTATATTATTACTGATGTGCCTAACGGTATGAAAATGTTTCAAAGAGCAGCATTAAAAACTGCGATGGAAGGCGATTTCGATACTGGCAACGTTAGATACAAAGCTAGAGAAAGATACTCATTTGGAGTATCCGACTATAGAGGTATCTTCGGCGTTGAAGGTGCGTAATAACTAATTAAATGGGGCGGCCTTAAAATCGCCCCATTTTACATATAAAGTAAGAATATAAGGTGAGAGTATGAAAAAATTTAGAATTCAAATTAGAGCTTATGATTATGCTACTGATTTTCAAATATCAGCAGAGGATAATGCTATAGCTATTGAGAAAGCAATCCTTGACAAGTTGGGACAAAATACTGTAAAATGGGAGAAAGATGGATTTAGTGATTCATCTAAGAGAAAATGGATTACCTATGAGGAGGTTATAAATGACTCAAGACCTATACACTATGAAACGGTCCTTGGAACTCGAGTGGCATCAAGAGCACCTGAAGGAGGACAAGTATAATATAAATATGTCTTATATTGATAAAAAAATTCAGGAAATTGTTAAAGAAATCATTGCCAAAGAGTTTGAAGAAGCAACTCGTCTTGAACAAATTAAAGACGCCCAGGCCGAAGTTTCGATAGCCACTTAAGCGCTATCAAAAATCAATTTTTTTCCCAGGGATACCTTGCACTCTACGCAAATCTGCGTTATAGATTAATTACTATACAATTATTAATTGGATCTAGACGCGTATAGTCGACGGCCTAGAGACTAGATCTAAATTAACTAGGAGGATTATAATTATGGCAAATACAACGTTTCAAGGACCAGTAATATCCAAAAAAGGATTTTACAATACAGGCCCAGCTAATGTTATAGATGCTGACTCAAGTACATCATTAACAGTTGCTACCCATGCGGGTAGAATTGTACATAATGATGCGGCTGGAGCAGTGACTTATACGTTACCTGCGGTTAATGCTACTGCTGATTCGGCGGTTGCAGGACCAGGTCCAGACATAAATAACCTCAATAATGTTGGGGCGACTTTTACTATCATAAATTCCATTACGAAAACTGGAGATTTAGTTGTACAAGTTGCGAATTCAACTGACGTTATGAGTGGAGGTGCATTCTTTATTGATGACTCATCTGACAATGTTGTTGGATTTGAAACAGTAGCAGCATCAGACACTATCACATTAAATGGTGGTACAACTGGTGGTGTAACTTATGCAAAAATAGTTTGCACGGTGCTTGCTTCAGGTACATGGTCGGTTTCCGTCCATACTGGATGCACTGGAACACCAGCTACTTGTTTTAGCGCAGCGGTTTAATAAATAAAATGTGAGCTCCTTCGGGAGCTCACGACTAAGGAAAATAGTATGGATCAGACAAATGTAAAACAGACCATTGCGATCAGTTCAACGGATACTCTACAAAAATATGTAGGTACCACTGCTACTGATATTGGAGTTGCGAAACTCAAAGCCGTGCAGGCACAATCGAGTGCAGCCGATGCTAGTGTAAAAATTTATAACGCTACAAGTGCAAGTACAGCTAGTACTTTAGTATTTGAAGCTAAATGGGCTACAGCAGCGAATGAAAGTTTTACTTTCTACCTTCCTCAAAGAGGTATCTTTTGTAGCACTGCTATGCACGCGGTTCTGTCGAATTGTGATTTTTTAGTAGTTACATTCGATTAAGGAGGGCATTTAAATGGCTACTTCAGGGACAACGACTTTTGAGAAGTCGTTCTATATTGATCAAGTAATCGAAGATGCTTACGAACGAATCGGTTTGCAAGCGACCTCGGGTTATCAATTAAAAACAGCTAGACGATCCTTAAACATTCTTTTTCAAGAATGGGGAAATCGAGGAATTCACTATTGGGAAGTAGGAGACACCAACATTAGTCCGGTTGAAGGTCAAGCGGTTTACAAGCTTTATCGTTCGGCAGCGGATGCTACTGCTGGCGGAAGTGACCAAGCAACAACCGTAAATAATGCTAATTCATCCGAGACCGTATATGGTTTATCGGATATTTCTCAATGTGAATTTAGAACTTACATTAATAATACAAGTGGCACTCAAGCTGATTTGGCGATGACTAAAATTGACCGTTCAACGTATGCCGCTTTTTCTAATAAACTAACAAAAAGTACACCCACTCAATTTTGGGTTCAACGTTTTATTGATAGAACAACTTTAACAATTTATCCGACTCCTAATTCTACAGCGGCGGCAGCAACCAGCAAATTACATATTTATTTTACTAAACGGATCGAAGATTCAGGAGACTATACTAATGTAGGTCAGATTCCTTATCGTTTTGTTCCTTGTATGGTGGCAGGCTTAGCTTTTTATTTAAGCCAAAAATATAGTCCACAACTGTCTCAACAAATGAAATTATACTATGAAGATGAATTAGCTAGATCTTTGGCGGAAGACGGATCTGCTTCTAGTACTTATATAACCCCTAAAACTTATTATCCGAGCGATTAATGGCAAAATTTTCACAAGGTCGGTATGCATTATCCATTTCTGATCGATCAGGTCAGGCTTTTCCTTATTTGGAAATGGTCAAAGAATGGACTGGAGCATGGGTGCATATTTCTGAATACGAAAAAAAATCTCCTTTAATAAGTCCGATGCCTTTTGGAGCCGATCCTCAAGCTTTACAACGAGCAAGACCGGCACGAACAGAGTTTTATACCCCAACCATTTTACCAAATAATCCTTTTACTACTACGGGTTCTTCTACGACAGTCACCGTTGATCAACCTGATCATGGCCGTT